TATGGAGGGATGAGCGGTTGTTCCACAATGTAAGAAAGATGTCCTGTGATAAGTCTTCGGCCTCTTCCTGCGATTGCAATAGTCCGTTGATAAACCCTTTGATGCGGGGGTAATAGTATAGGAAGAAAGTTTTAAAAGCTTCTTCATCTCCTTCGCTAATAGCTTTCAGAAGTTGTTTTTCGTCAAAGGTTTCCATTGGGGGTATTTTTGGTAAATGCTGTAAACCCTGCAAAAATAAGTAAATTTTGTATCGAAGCTTGTTTATTAACATAAAAAACACTTTTTCGGGTAAAAATGAAGTCGGTGAGAAAAAAGAAAAGGAGCTTTTGAATCTCATTCTCATTTATACTCTGCTAGAATAGTTGGCAGTGGATTTATGGTCTTTTTTATCTGTCGGTTAGTATACGATCAGTTCAAAATCTGCATATATGGGGAGATGGTCACTGATTCCTCCTTGATATTTCATTCCTTTGTAGGTACGAAAAGGTTCGTCGTCGCCGTACTTCTTGTCTTCAGTCAATAGAAAAGGAAGGCGGGCAACGTTTGCTTTGCTTTCCTTGGTGAAGAAGCTGGAGGAGGTATCGAGTAAAGTGCCGGATACGATCAAGTGATCGAGTAACCCCCATTCTCCATGATATTTATAGGAGCCGAAATTATGGGACATCGCTTTCCGGGCAAGTAGATGGCAAAGCTTGGAAGGGGGAGGGAAGGCGGTTGCCGGTTGAGTCTCTGTCGATGATGGAGAGCCGGATGAAGTGGTGGCTTCGTTGGGCGGCATGGTGGCTTCTAATATTTCTTTGACGGATTTATTGGTTGGGTAGTCATTGAAATCTCCCATGATGATCAGCTGTGGATGAAGACGGATACTTAGAAGGCTGTCGGCTTCTGTGCGTAGTATTCGGGCAGCATGGAGCCGGTAAGGTTCGGATTCTTTGGCTCCGCCGGATCGGGACGGAAGGTGGCAGACGATTACATCGAGTGTGTCTCCGGTTAGTAATAGTCCGCTGACATGTAATAAGTCTCTTGTAGGGCGATGTTGCTTGAAAGAAGGGATCGGGATGGAATGAAAAGATATTAATTTGAACAGGTCACGTTGATATAGTAAAGCAACATCGATTCCTCTCAGATCGGGAGAATTCGTCATGACGTAGCGATAATTCAGTTCCTTTAAGGGAGAGCGCTGTGTGAGGTCACGCAATACACTGTCGTTCTCTACTTCGCAAAGACCTACAAGGGCAGGTGGATTCCATTCGCCGACAGCCGTAATGACGCGGGCTATGTCGGCCAGCTTCTTTTTATATTTGGTGTAGTTCCAGTGGCGGATGGCGTCGGGAAGGAATTCGTTATCGTTCTTTAGTGTGTCATGATGCGTGTCGAAGAGGTTTTCGATTATTTAATAGTTTTTTGTGCGTAACGATAAAACAGAAACTTTGAAAAAATTCCGTCTACGTTTTTTGTATTGGTATCGAGGTATTGGCTACCTGCTGATAAAAAATCAATCCCCCATGGAACAGGAACAAAAGAATAGGGAACGATACAAAACCGTTCCCCAAATATGATTATTGTTGCTTCTCAATTTCTTTCAGTCTATTAATTTCCGCATCAATCGCTACTTTCTTATTCTCCAATTCTATTATTTGCTTATTTACTATATCGGAATTGATTATATTCTTCTTTGCATCTTCCAATTTTTGAAGAATGATTTTTGTGTCATTGATTGCCTTATTTACTAATTTAATATCAACAACATCAAATTTGCGAACAGTTGCAATTCGTGATAAAATTAAATGTCCTTTTTTCTCAAAAGTTCTAACTTCTTGCCTTGCTTTTCTTGCGGCAATTTGTATATCAATACCTTCTGTTTCTGCTTCACCACAATAATAATTATATAACCTATCTAAAGCAGCTATAAGACTAGGTTTGTGCATTAAATAACCTAATAGTGTATATTTTTCTATATCAACATATTCATTTTCGTTATATATATAATGAACATCGGCTATTGCTGGCTTTGAGACGTAATGAACTTTTGCTTTATTTGCATCTTCACGTGAAGCATAGATTGCAAACTTTTTAATCAAATCTTTTTCTTTATTTGTCATATCTTCATTTTTTTTATTTCAAAAAGAAACTGCAATCAAAGATGAGTGTTAATCATCCGATTGCAGTTGCAAATTACGAAAATTGAATTGAATATTGCAAAAATAATATTTGAAATTATATGTTTTAAAATGTGTATGCAAAAGTTTCGTCACTGGATAGTTTGTACTCGCCCATGTTATCTATCCACCAACTACAAAGTCCCTTTGTTGAAAAATGATATTTACGTGCAACCAATTTCAATCGTCGTGGAGAATGTGCGACTGAAACGTATCGTACATCGTGTCCGTTGCACATAAGTGCATAGTTATTAGTGCATTGCACGCGAATATTGCCTGGGTTGGTATCAAAAATCATCTCGACTTCTAAACCAATATAATCTTCCGAACAGGGTATTGTGATAGTACGAGGGTCATTATCTTTGTTTTTGGTGAAGATAAAATTTAATCCATTTTCCAAGTCAACTTTGAAAGAATTTTCAAAATTGTAATCGTCAATGCTGTATTGTTCAAACTTCTTTCTCGTACCAAATTGCAATGTCAAATTTCCCTCTGCATCCCATTCAATTTTTTTGTTAGAAAGATAGCCCGAACCATCTTTTTTCAAAGCCCACATTTCACCATTGGATAACAATTCATCTGCATTAATTAGGCTTGAATTGATTTGTCCTGCTACAATTTGGTTTGCAGCAAGTGTGCCCGTGTAGATTCCTGTGCTGTCGATATAAGTCAATTTATTGCCTACCTTGTTACTTAAATCATAGTAGTTATTATTGCATTCCGTCACCGCACTTGAAACAGTTGTTGCAGATAATTCAAGATTTTCAAATTTGTTGTTGCTTGTTTCTTCCAAATTATCAATTCTATCATTGATTGAACCTGTTGTGTTGTCAATCTTGTTATTGATTGAATCTGTTGTACTATCAATCTTATTATTAATATCATTTGTTGCATTATCAATATCATTTTGCCAGTTCAATTTAACGTTATTACTAAATGTTACATTTCCGTTTTTGTCGAATTGGATTGATTTGTGCGCAATAAATCCGCTTCCGTCTGCATTGAATTGTGTTGATGATGTTGCAAAGTTTCCCTTTAAATATGTGTTATCACTATAAAGACCGTAGCCGCTTAATACACCAAAACTTGCATCACTAATACCACTTAAACAACCTAATCTTGTAACAACATCATTACTATTGATAACATCAATTATTGCACCACTATAAGGACTTAATTTCATATATTGATTTCGGTCTGTATTGCTTGCATTAGATACCCTAACAAGCGTGTCACCTGCAACAAGTTTATCAGAGTTTGATATATTAGTATATTGATATGTTGCACTTTCTGTCGTTGATGTTATCAATGCAGTAATTTTAATTTCGCATCGTTTTACACTGCTTCCGTTGAATATTTGACATAGTAACATATCATCAGTTCTAAATACATTATCAGTTACCACGACTTCTTTTACTGTATCGTCAATGCTGATAATCTGTGCTGCATCCGTAATCCAAACCTCACCATTCGTTGCACTGATTTTGTTGTAGTTAATTGAATTTGCTGCAAATTCACCTCTAATTGATAGATTTCCAAATTCTGCATTTCCGTTTGCGTCAATGGAAAAACCTTTTAAGCCACTTTGATAGACCTTTGAAGTGATTCTATCTGTTGCAACCGTATCGCTTGTAATTGTTGATGATGTGATTGAATCAGCAAACAATCTATCAAAATTTCCCTGTGTTGAATCAATATAGGTTGAAGTGATATTGTTACCACTGATTGAAGGTGATTTGAAGGTATTAGAAACTTCTAAATTTCCAATAATTTTCAAATCACCTGTCAATGTCATTAAATCAACTGTTCCGCCTGTTGCGTTCCATTTTCTTTCATTCAATAATCTACCCATATTTGCGGATAATGCTTTATTTGCATCAATTGAATCTAAATTGTCTATGATTTCAATTGATGAAGTTGTTCCGCTACTTCCATTATTGATTATCAAACCACCACTCACAAAAGTTAAATCCGATGAACTATTCAGATATTTTGAGCGTGGTTTAGATGGTATTTTTTGCATTATTACTTGTGTCATTGCTTACATTGTTTTGTCTTGTTATTTTGGATTATGCTACAAAATCAAATATTTGATTTAATACAATATTGAAGGATTCATTTGCAAAGTCAATTTCCGCACTTTGAAGAATAAAACGTTTATTTTGCAAATTATTATCTTTGATGATTCCAAAAGGATTTAATCTTTCATCATTCTTTAATGATAATTTTACTTTAAATCGTGGTTGCTTGTATTGACTAATAATACGTTTGATTAGATGTTCTTCTAATCTAACATTGTTATTGGTTAATTTTGAAAATAGATTATCTTCTAAATACTTATCATTATAAATCAATTTAGAATAATCCATGCCGTCATTATTGAATGTACTAATCTTTAAATCTATGTCGTCTAAAGCATTGATATAATTTGAATTGATTATGTTTTCATATAAATTGTCTGCATTATCTTTAGACTTTTCATCTACATCTACGTTTCCATTTTTATAAAAGTCAATCTTAATATCTTTAAACATCGCACCTACTCCAAGTCCATTGGCGACCATATCCCATGTATCAGCTAACAATTGAAATTCAAAGTCTCCCATCAATTCAACACCTGACGGTAATTCAATACACATTCCTTTTAGTCCTTCATAATTCTGTTGTAAACTCTTTGTGTCATTTACCGTGTACCATTTTCGATACCTGTTGCCTTCTACCCATGTTTGAATTTTAAAAGTATGTTGTTCGGGATTGAAATTTTCTTTTGCAATCTGCATCCACCCATTTTGCGTATAATACCAATTACCAATTCTTAATATTGCCAATGGTTCAAAATATCTTCCTTCTGAATATCCGTATTCATAATCTCTAACTAATGACATATCATAGCTCTGTATAAATTGAGATTGAAACGAAACACCAAAAGCACCATTCTTATATAATTGACTCTTTTTATTGTTAAATTGTAATACAGGTGCATATTTTGCAATATAAATTTGATTATTAAAATCTAATGGTTCATCGGTACAATCTTCTCCGTCTCTATTGTAATGTGATATATATCTTATTTGATACATGTAATCCCAATTGTATTCAGAAATGTTTGGTTTATCGTTTACAAGTTGCCAATGACATCTTTTAATTGCAAAACCGCCTAAAACTTTTGTAGGGTCAACTTTGAATAAATCATAGTTATCATTGTCTTCTTCGTTTAGTGGTTGACCTGTTACAATGTGATAACGTTGAAATTTATATGCTTGACTTTTCAAATATTGCTTTGTTTCATATTCGTTTTTGTAGTTAGTATCTTTTTTGCCAGTGAACCAATCTAATTTTTCAAAATCATCTTCTGGAACTTGTGATGTTGTATTATAATTGTTTGTTCTTACTTTAACCTTATTGAAGCCGCCAAGTATATCTAATTGGTTATCGTTTCCCCAATATTGTACATCTTGTACATTTACATTATTTGTAATATCAACGATTTCAAAAGATGATAAATCAGCATTGTATTTTAGATATTTAGTGAATCCTTTTGATATATAATCAATATCAATAAATTGTACATCACCATTATAGTCGCAAACAGTCCAATTCAATACTTTGCATATTTCATCTAACACTTCATCTAATTTCATCGCTTCACTTTGTTCATCAAAGAAATTTTGTTCTGATATTGTTAGTGATTCAAGAAAGTTTGTGTTTCCGCTTTCGTATGTACATGGAATATATATATTATTGAATTTCCCTTTTGATTCTATAATACATTTCTTTATAATGCTGAATATTGATGTGATTTGTGTTTCTGTATTGATAACACTATAATCAATATATTGCAATGTTGCTAATGCGGATATTGCATCAATTGAAAATTCAAAAACATCGTCTGAATAGTTTTGTGAATATGTTTCGGGGCTTATAAAACCCGTCCACACTAATTTGTCATTCTTATACAAATTCACTCTAAAATCTTGATATGATTCACTAAATAATGATTGCAAATAATCAGAACCTGCAACAGAAATTGTTGCAGTACTGAATTTATGTGGCTTATAAAGAAAATCATCATCATCTATATTTACTATAAATGATGTTGAAGTTCCTATTAGTTCTTTTGCATCCGTCATTGAATTTTGTTCAATATCAATTCTATATTCGTTTTCATCAACAGATTTGAATGGTATATAGTATTTTGTACTCCACATTATTTTATCTTGTTTGTCTTTTTATTATAGTTAGATAATATTCCTACCAATTCTCGACCTCTAATTTTGAATGTCACATCACCTGCAATTGAATTAGATTCTTTTGGGCTGATATATTCTTTTAATTTTGAAAGTGGTGAAATAATTTCGGGATTTGAACTTGCACCTGCATATTCACCAACATTGACAATTGAATTTCCGTATACAACACCACCATCTTTTAATTTTGGAATGTTTGTTGCTGCTGCAATAATTGCTGCAACAGCAGATATTGCCATTGCCCAACCAACAAAAGGAATTGAAGCAACAGAACTTGCAGCACCCGTTGCGGCTGCTTCCAAATTTGCGTTCGCTTCTGCTTTCTTTGCTGTTGTTAATGCAGTGATTGCAGGGATTGCGTTTGCAACAGCCGACATTAAACTAATTGAGTAATTAAACCAACTATCTGCACCGTCTTGTGTTAATGATGAAATGGTAGACATAGTATTTCCCATGGTTGAAAATGCAGAAGCAACATCATTAATTGAGCTTGCATAGTCTTGATTTAAATTAACATCATTCTTTGTGAATATTGGTTTTAGTTTCAATTTTGAAGTATCAAAATCAGATGATTTCAATGCAGGCAATTCTAAATCTTTTAAATCTCTACTATTAAATTTTGCAGTGATATTTAATACCACTTTCTTTTGTTCTAATTCTTCTATCAATTTCAATGCTTCTGTTCTCGCTGCATCACTTACTGCATTACTGTATTTCTTTTTAGCTTCTGCAATAAGTTTATCAAGTTCTGCAACAGAACCTTTTGGAATTTCAACTTCTGCTTTAACTTTTGTAGAATTATTTGAAGTGTTAGCAGATAATGATAGTATTGTATTCTGTTTTTCAAGCGAACGTGTCTGATAATCGTATGCACGTTGTTGCAATTCAACTGCATATTCATAGTCTTTAATCATTTGTTCCCTTGCTTTGTCATTATCATTATATAAAATATTTTGTTTTTCCAATTCTGCATTTTGATTGATGTATGCTGCTTGTTGATTTTGCAACTCTATCAACTTTTCACGCATTTGTTTTTTCGTCTCTCCAGTAAACTCGTTTGTATCACCTCTAGTTGAATTTATTCTACCTTGAATTGCATTGATATTTTTTTCAAACTCCTTTAAATTATTTTGATACTCTGTTAATGCTTGTTTTTCCTTTCTTGTAGAAAAATCATTGTTTGAAATTGCAATGTATCTATCAATATCTGATAGTGTGAAGTCTTTTCTACCAAACCTCGCTGATAGTGATTTTATTAACATTTCTTCTGTTCCTCTTTGTGTATCAGTAACATCACGATTGAAATTGTTAATCAATGATTTTAGGTCATTGTACGCTTTTTCTCTTACATCTTTTCCCAAAGTTTCATTATCAATTACGCCTTCTAATCTGCTGTATTCACGCTCAAATACTTTAGTATTATATCCCATTGATAATTTTGCATCGCCTATCTTATCTCTCCAAATTAAATACTCTTTCATATTGCTAATAGTCGATAATATACCATCATTAAAAGCGTTCCAGTTACCAGTTGTTAATGATTGAAAGAAAGCATCAACAGACATCTTACAAGCCCCTAATGTTGTATCAAAAGCATCTCCGATTCCTTGTGAAGAATGAATAATTTGATTAAATGCGTCTGTTGCCGTATGTGCAGCCCCAATTGCTACCGCAAACTTTCCAATTGTTGAAGTTATTTTTGTTGAAATGTTTTCAAAATCTTGTGTCTGTTGCTTGCTTTTTGCAATGTTGTCATTATACTGTTTATTATCAAGTATTAGCCTTGTAACTAAATCTGCCATGCTATTTTGTGTTTAATTTTGATGCAAAAGTTGTTGCTTTCTCTTTCAATCTTGCAACATCTTCTTGTGTTATTATTTCTTGTTTATCGTGGTCGTTATTATCCCAATCAAATTTCAGAATATCGGTCGGTTTTAATTGTTTGGTTGAATTACATTGTGCGATTGTATATGCAATCATTCGTGTTGTCTCCCAATCATTTTTAATTGATTTGTTTAATGAAGATAAGATTGTGTTTAACTCATACATTTGCATTTTATCAAAGAAATAATCAATACTGCAAATCTTATATTCAATAACAATTAACTGGAACAACTTTTCAATTGTCAAATCTTCTTCGTTGCTTTTTTTTTAGATTCTTTCTTTTCATTGAATTGTGCCTGCTTTTCAAACTCTGACGTTAACCATGTTGCAAAATCGTTGAAGATAGTAATATCATTATCACAAATATCAATTAATTCATCAAAGGTTAGTTGAATGTCGGGACAATTTGCAATAATTAATGAGTAAAACAACAAATACATATCAGTTAATGATGTGGTTGAAAATGTCTTGTTTGCTATCTTTTCAAAAATAAATAATGCTCTGATTGTGTATTTTAATTCAATCTCTTTTTCTTTTATATTCAATTTCATTTTCAATTTTCTTTTATAATAAATATCTCAATCAGATATAAAAAAAAGAGCAAAGCAGTATCTAATACTACTTCACTCTTCATCAAAAGAAGATTATAGTTTGTTATGCTTGTTTCGTTAATGGTGAAGAACCTTGTAAACTGACTGAATAACTTGCAATTTCACCGTCATTCGCATTTACCGATACGCTTGTGATTACTGCCGAACCTTTCCAACCACTTCCAGCCGTCCAACCTTCTGCGGGCTTCCCGTCCTCGTCATTGGAATTTGTAGCGATTGCAAATAAAATTTCAATCGGTTCACGTGCAATCATCTTTTCAACTAATGAATTATAATCTGTTTCTGTAAACAAATGCTCTGCATTAATTGTATATGATAGTTTTGTAGTAAGGAATTGTTTCCACTTTCCACTGTCTTTTGAAGAAACTTCAAGTGAATCCGCATCAAGTTGCAAACTATGTGATTTCGCATAAGCAAATGCAGTGTAATCACTTCCGCTTTTTTGAAACAACATTAAATCCCCACCTTTTATATATTTTGTGTCTGCCATGGTTGTATATTTTGTTTGTATTTTATTCTATATATAAATATCAATTAAAAATCAAATATTACATTGAATTGAAGATTTTGAACGTATGTATCTTCTAAAAAATCCTCATTCATACTTATCAATCTAATTGATGATATATCATCTATTCTTTTGCCTTCAATTGCTGTTCTAACTAATTCTGCAATCTCAATAGATTGATTGTATGTTGTTGCTGCTATATTGATACTAATGTTGATGTTGTCATTGCATCGCCAGTCCTTTGTATATTCTGCATAAATTGAATCACGTTGATAAACGATAAAAGGAAATGTTGTATTTTCGTTTGCAATCAAAGGAAACATTTTATTGTCAACCATGGCAACTAAATCTTCATTTGCTACCAATAGTTTATAAATGCTTTTTAAAACTGAAATTCCTGTCATTTGTATTTCTCATTTATCTTTTTTATTACTTCAATCAAGTGTTGTTCAATTGAATTAAATACCTGTGTTTCTGTTGTTTGTTTTGCTTTTTGAAAGAATCTCTTTGCATCAATCTTTCCTGTGTATCTCGGCTTCTTTAGCTTCTTTCCTTTCACTTTAGTTACTTGTCTGTCACTCGTTCCCATTTCGAAAAACTTCAATCGAAAATCACCCATCAAATGCACTTTTGCAGCCTGTGCACTCTTTGCAATCTTGATGCGGATTCCGCTTTCTAAAGTCTTGCCGTTCCATTTATTTTTGCTTCTCGTTCTTTTTACAACTTGACGTAAATTTGTGATTGTTTGTTTTCGCAATATGTTTGCTGCTTTTCTTAATGCTGTTGTAAATGTTTTCTTCTTCAACTTTGCATTAAATTCACCAAACATCGCAATCACTTGTTTTGCATCAACTGTAAATTCATTACTACTATTTACCATTACTATTCATTGATTAATTCAGTTATTATTCGTTTTTGTTGATACTGCCTAAATGGTTGAATGCTTATAATGCGATAATACTGATTATTGAACTTAATGCGCATTGTCTCGTTAATATTGTGGTAGTATCTAATGTTGAAAACAGGGCTATAATTTACAACCATTTCATTATTTTCAATCGCACGATTTCCCGATGAATATTCAACTTGTGCTTTTGTGGTTAAACATTTATGATATTCAACCATTTGTTCGTTAAACTGATTTGTTATCAATTCACGTTGTTCAAATTCAATTATATCTCGTAGTAATCCGCTTTGCATTATTGTATTGTTTTTGATGAATAATCTTTGAATAAATCTAATAGATAGTTGTATGATGTTGGAATTTCGCTTGATGAAGCAAATGCAACACTTTCACGGTTTGCATAGAAATTAGCGACTAACAACATTATTGCATGTAAAAGAGAAGCAGGTAGATTTCCTGCTTCATCTTCTAAATTCTGCAATTTATTATCAATATGCTTCGCAACTGCATTTTCTGCAACACACATTAGAGATAATATATATTCATCGTCTAAAGTGTATTCTTTTTCTATGTTTAAATGCTTTTTTACTATGTCTAAATTCAAGTACATATTGATATTATATTAGTTCAATTATTGTAAATTTATTATGCAACTTTTCCTGTTACGATTGCTTCTGGTCTCAATACTTTTGCATCGAAATATGCATTGATTACAAGTCTGATTTGCCCGTCCGCTGCTTTTGTATAAGGGTCTACAACCAAATCGACCGCACCCCATTGACCTATAGCAAGATTAGACCAATCACCATAAGCGAACATATTTTTTTCCACATTGCTAGTATTTAAAACTTGTTGACCGTCAATTTCATTGCCTTCAAGAATGAAACTTGCTGTGCCTGTTCCTTTTTGTGTAGTTCTGAATGTAGCTTTAGCGGAATTTGACATAATATATTTGCAATCACCAATAACATTTGCATCTTCAACAGTTGATTCTAAGGTTGCTAATGCTTTATAAGTTGTTGTTGCTGCTGTTGGTGCAGTTGCAAAAATTCCGCTTGGTTCTGTTGCAGAACCTGCGCCACTACCCAAAATTGTAGCTTCTAATTTTGAATTGATAGCATTAATTAAATCTTGTCTTATGATTGCTTCTGCATCATTGGAATCTTGAACTAAGAATTGTTTTGAAATGTCGATGAAAGCTGTCAATCTTTTAGGCTGCAATTTCACTGCTGAAAATGTGCCTGCTCCGTCTTTTGCTGTTGCTGTCTCATTTTCCCATGTAACATTGCCTGCACCCATTACAGGAACTTGCACATCACCAATCAAATTTGACATGTATTTCGCACCTGCTGCAACTAATACGTTTTTAGCTCGTAAAGGTTCTAAAATTGATGTTACATCTGTTGCAACATTTTCTTTTCCTGCACTGTCAACTGTTGCAGCGATTGTTGCACGGGATTCAACAGGAATTTGAATTTGACCTGCAAATGAAAGTCCTGCTTTTCTCATTTCGCTCGCACCTGCATTTACATAGGCTTGTTCATCTTCCGACAAGTTTCTGTTGTTTGCAATCTTATTGATTGCTGATAATAATCTAAATTCTTTCATAGTACTATGTGTCTTGTTTGTTTTATTTCTTTCTTCATTTTCTGTTGGCGTTGATTCCATGGTATCAACATCTTTTTCATATTTTTGCAATTTTACTTTTAGTTCTTCAAGTTGAGAATTTAAAGATTCAATTTCTGCTTTGTTTGCATCAAATTCCGCTTTTTCTTCTTCATTCATTTCTCTAATTTCTTTCTTGCAATTTTCTACAATTTCTTTCATTCGCAATTTTAATTGCGCTTTTTTGTCTTGTATTTCTAAACTGTTCATTTTGCTTGTATTACTATATATAATTATTTGATTGAATCAATTTCTGCATCTAAATTATTCCAATAATCTATCAAATTATCCTTTTCTATTTTTAATATGTCATTGAAACTTCTACATGCAACAGATGTGGATTCATAAGCAGGTTGATAAACTGGTGATACGTCAAACAATCGGTCTATTTTTGTTATGGTGCGATAATATTTACCGTCCCTCTTTTCCCACTTTTCGCCATCATTTGAAACTGTAAAAGCGAATGAAGATTGGTTAATGTCACCTCTTTTTAGCATCTCTAACAATTCATTTCCCAGTGCTGTTTTAGGTGCAGTAAATTCATATTTTAGCCCTCTATCATCAACTAAAAGTTTCAATGAACCTTTGCCACGTTTTGAACGTGCTAAAATACCTCTGCTATTGTCGTGGTTCATTAAAGCGAATACATCACTTTTTGCAATAACTTCATCTGTGATTGCTGACGATTCAATAGTTTCGTAAAATCCTAAATCTTCCGATTGACTATTGAAAATTACTGCATAGCCTTCAACTTTTCTGCTTTCTGTTGAATCTTCAATAGCTCTTATTTCACCAAAATATCTAATCTCTTTGTTTGTGTCTTTTTTCATATCTCATTGATACTATTTTATATATATAAATATCATTAGAGATTGAAAAGTAAATTGTTATCGTTTCGCTATTTCTCGTTGCTTTGATTGTAGTGCAATTGCTTCATCGTCTGATATTTCTTTCCAGTTTTTTGCATCGTCATTTATGGATAGAAATACTTTATCCGTGAATACTCTTTCTAATATATCTACGTCTTTCTTTTGTGTCAGTTTAAAACCTTCTTCTGCTTCTAAAATTTGAACAGTGTAATTTGATTGTATCATTTTTGTTTGTGTTTTATTTGAAATTATTTATACGATTGTATAACCTTTTGCTGTTATTGCTGCAATGTCTGCATCTGTTAATCTTGCTTTTGCGTCCGCATGTAATTCAATTGTTACGATGTCGGTTTGTTTGCTTCTATCATAGGAGTAATTCAATAAACTATCTATCATTGTATTGTAACTCCAATTTTGCAAATTATTCAAATAAAATGTTGTCGAATAGAATATTTTCCCTAAATTTTTGAATGTTATATTTACAATGTTTTTAGTTTCTTGAAACATGGTAAAACCAATAGAACTATATCCCATTTCAATTTCTTCAATCGTATGTAATGATGAACATTCGGCAAAAGCATAATTGGTATTAGGGCTACTTTGACTTTTATTTATTTTTCCTATGTGTTTCAATTTTGTACAATAATAGAACATGTATGAAATATCACCTCTCTTTGAAAAATTAACAGCTGGAAAATATACCAAATCACTATCACGTTCAAACTTAATTGAAGTATCATCGGGATTCCAATTTTCCTTGATTGATTTTGCATATTCAATATCTTTGTTTAAAGATTCGGGCTGCTCATCATAGCCTAATTCAGACCAATCAATTACTTTAGATTCTAAATCTTTAATATCCTTGTTTAGTTCTTCAACTTTTGCATTATATTCGTCTTTGGTAACATAATCATCAACATCAATGTTATTGATGATTACATTATCTAATTTTATATCTAATTTCTTTTCTAATTTCATTTTTATTAAAATTTAGAGCAATCAACGGTCATTTCTGACGGATTTTTTATTTCAGATTCTAATACTGCAACTTTATTTGCAAGTGTTTCAATGTCTGTTTTCATAGATAGCAATCTATCAATTTCTGCTTTGTTGTATAATTCGGAAGTTTTTTTATTGATGTTGAAACTTCCATCTTTTTTCAATATTATTTCAACATTGAAGATTGAAACAGTTGTTGCAGATGATGAAATGGTAGAACCGTACAATTTTATTTCATTTTTTGAACCTTCAATCAAACAATTACTAATATCAATTATATATTGTTTATTGCCTTCCAGTACATCAAGAAAGACAAATGATGCAGTATGATAAAAGATATTATTATATAATTTGGTATATAGTTCCGCACGTTCTTCGCTTGCAATAGTATCATTCCAATGCAGTACATCTGCACTGACTGTTCCTGTTCCGCCTGTTGTTCCTGCACTTGCTATCTTTTCATCAATTTCGGCTCTGTTATAAGTCTGATTCTTGCTATATACGTCTGCTGTATCAGCTTTAGTTGATAACTCCAGTTCTAAAGCGGACGTTCTACTAACATCTGTTTTTGAAGCTAATTTTGTGTCAATCTGACTTTTAGTATATGTGTCAACCGTTGTTCCTGTTCCTGTCTGAATGTCGGCTATCTTCTTATCTACTTCTGTCTTCGTATAAAGTTCGTCCTTACTATATACATCGCTTGAATTAGCTTTAGTTGATAGCTCTGCTTTTGTCGCCATGGCGGATATGTCGGGTATGTCTGATATGTCAGCTTTGCCCGCCAGTTCCGTTTTAGTCGCAAGGTTTGAAATGTCGGGTACATCGCTAATATTTGCTTTCTCTGATAGCTTGTTATCTACTTCATTCTTCTTGTAATAATCACTTAAATCAATCTCACCTGTTACTGCATCATCTATCTTTTTATCAACTTCGTTCTTTGTATAATAGTCTGATAAATCAGCAGGTTCAATATTATCAAATTTTGCATCAACTTCTGATTTTGAATATACATTGTTTATATCAGCCTTGTTTGCAATTAATTGTTTAATTGAAGTATCATCATAATTGTTTAAAGATTGAAGTTTTGTTTTATCTTCATTTGTATAATCATTGGTAGATAATTGTTTCCCTGCAACCACATCAACTTTAACTGATAATTTGCTATCAACTTCTGCTTTTTTATAATAGTTGCTTAAATCAATCGTTCCTGCATCTGCAATCTTTTCATCGACTTCAACTTTTGAATATACATCTGATTTGTTAGCTTTCAAATTCAATTCATCCTTTGTTGCTAATATTGAAGTATCGGGCAAATCAGATTTATTTGCTTTGTCTGCCAATCTTTCATTTGTTTCTGCTTTTGAATATACATCACTTGAATTTGCTTTCAATGATAATTTTAAATCAATCTCGCTTTTGCTATATGTGTCTGATACCGTACCACCTGTGCAACTACCATCATTGAAATTATCATTTTTGATGAAATATTCCGTCTCAACAGTTTTTGCAATATCAAAAGGTTCGTTGATACTTGTGTTGTTGAATCTCAATTTGATATTATATTTCAATAAACCTTCATTCAATAGGTCTAATTTTGTATTATCAATAAAGATTTGATTATTATTGATAATATCATTTTTAGTTACAACAATATGGTTTTCAACAGGTGTTGAATCTGTATAAAACAACATCGTTAATTCACCAATATCGGCAATATCAATAATGTTGTTGTTATCACCAATTTCAATTGAAAATAGTAAATCTGTATTTTTATATATTTTCTGTATCATCTGTTTGTGTATTAACTATGTTATTAGATTGTTGTTGTAAGTATTGTGCTTGCATTACAGTTTTATCACCGCCTTCGATTGAACTTAATCCCAACTCTTTTCGTATTTCGTTGCTTGTCATTAAACCATTCTGCAACATTTGCACATAATAACTTGCTAACGCTGCTTTATCAGTCATTATCAACGCTTTTTCATCAATGTTTACTGATAAATTTAATTCAGATGGACGAAAGATTTTGCGGCTAAATTCCTGTTCAATCATAACAATATACGGTTGCAATGTTTGGCTTAAAAATTGCAGTTGTGATTGTTCTAATGTGCTGTAAGATGATTTAGAAAGGTCGCCTAACAAAACAGGGCTGATTGAAAAGAAACGTGCAATGTCACTGACGTTGAACAATCTACTTTCTAACAATTGCGAATCTGCTGCGTTTACTGAAATGCTCTGATAATCCATGTTACCTTGAATTACTGCAAGTCCTGACGCTTCACCATTATAAGCACTGTTCCAACTGCTTTTTATTTGTTGTTTTTGTGTATCCGACAATTGTCCCTGCACTTTCAAAATTCCCGATAAAGCACAACCACTTTTAAAAAAGTTTGAAGCCTGTTTTTCTGTATCTGCTGTCAATGATAGGGTATTTTTTGCATTTTGTAAAATGCTAATACCGTGAATACTATCATTACTATATTTTAATAAATGAATCATATTGCAAGGTTCAACAATCCCTGTGATTGTATTGCATCTATATTTTAATTCACGTGTTAATTCATTGTAATCAATTGTAACAGTGTCGGGACGCAAATAAACAAGTTCAATACAATTTCCTATATCGTCTCTACGAATGTATGCAAAACCATTTCCCCTCAACATTACATCAATCATCATTAGTTTAATGAATTGATAACGTGTCATCAACTCATTTGGTTGGTTGTTCAATAATCTGTTTGCTGAATGTTCCGTATAACGTGTTTTGAATCCGTCTTTATCTTCAAATTGTACATAGATTGGTAGCATTGCCACGCTGTCACTTATCAGTTCTACGGCTCTGTAAACGGCTGATAATCGCATTGCATAATTCGCTGAAAATGATGAATAATTATTGAAGTTCAAAGCATCTGAATAATATGTCAATGCTCTTTCTTCTTTATGTTTGTTTCGTTTGAATATGTTGAAATTCATAGTATTAATACTTTATAATATATTATATAGATAAATATCAATCAGACCGTGAAAATCTGATTTGAATATTGTGGTTGTTGTAGTAGTCCGCCTAATGCTTGTAACATTGCTATTGTTCCGTCTATTTTGTTTTGTCTGATAGATTTTGTTGGTTTGCTATTGTCGTTGTGGTCGGTTTTTATCACTACATTTTTAAAACAATAACGGGTGATTTCATTATCATCAATTACAATTCTGTCTGATAAAATCAGTCGTTCAAATTCTTTGGTAGGCTTATTGAAATTTCCTATTGCTTGCGAATATGGTTGCATGTTCAATCCTGCTTCTGTGGCTGATATTGCAAATTGTGTTGCGTTCCATGTATCATAATAAATTGAATCAATATATGTGATATTATTTGTTTTTAATATATCATTCAATATATAATCGTAATCGGTAACGTTGCCCTCTGTAACGTTCAATAATCCCATGCGTTGCCATCTTTTATATAATTCTGCATTACTATTGTCGCTTAATGCAGATGCAGGTAGAAAATATTTATTGATGAAATAATATTTTCCGTCTGTATCAAATAAATAAGAGATTGCAGTTAAATCGCTGACTGCTGACAAGTCAATTCCAACATAGCAACATAAACCGCTAAAATCTTCAATCTTTAGCTTTTGTGTTGAATTTATGATGTGTATGTCAGCAATCCAGACATTTGAAGTCGATAACCATTGATTCAAATTCTTCGTTCGTACTGATACTTCAAGACTTGATGTATTTTTTGCCTTCGTTATCTCTGACTGGATGAAGTCAGCCGTAACAGTTACATTCAGATTTGGATTAGCCTTTTCCCATGTGTTCGCATCATCCCAATTATCAGATTCGTCAAGTTCATAGATGAACGCTTGCAATGAATCATCTTCTTTCAATTTATTCAATATCTCTTTTGCTGTATCATACTTTTGTTTGCAGATTGAAAAAGTGTTAAATCCTGCTGTGCTAATTTCAACCAACAAAGGCTGTTCACGCATTCCCATACTTGAACTAATAATATCAATCATCTTGCTGTCTTTCGCTTCGTGTTCTTCATCAATTATTGCAAAACTTAAATTATATCCGTCTAACTTACTGGTATCACTACTTACTACCTTGATGAAATTATTTTTGAATTTAATTAAGTCTCTATATGTTGATATTGTTTTCCCTTTCGCATCCAAACTCTTTGCAAAATTGCTAGTAATTGAAAGCAATATCTTTGCCTGTTCACGGCTGTTTGCAGCAAAAAATATTTCGCCTGCTGCTTCATTATCTGCTATTAAATGATATAAACTTAATGCAGCACATAAAGCACTTTTACCATTCTTTCTTGCCATCAATATAAAAGCGTTCCGACATACACGGGTATCATCTTTTTTGTATTTGAATCCGTAAATGCTTGCAATAATCAGTGTTTGCCATGCTTGAAGGATAAACGCCTTGCCGTTGTGTTTTCCCAAATAATGACGAATTAATGAGATGAAATTGATAACACGTTCAACTGCTTTCGCATCAAAATAGTACTGTTCTTTTTCAAGGAATGACAAAAAGCGATTGCACGCAAGTTTAATACTCTTACATGCAATAACTCTATCATTTAATACATCTTGAATATATTGATAGTATATTGTGTTTGTTATGTCTGTTGTTGCGTTCATTAATTTGAATCATTCATCTAATAAGTCGTTTATTTTATCATCAATTTCTTCTTCTGTAAATTCATATCCAATCTTTATTGCTTCATTGATTAATCGTTTAATTCTATTGTATTTTGAAATTGAAGTTAATGCGCATTTTAATGCAATCGCAATATCTCTACTATCACTACTATCTACCTTATTTTTTACTTCGTATAAAAAAGTTTCTAAATCTTCAATATTATCTAATATTCTATTCATTGTTTTATCGTTTTTCTACTTCATTATTTAAAAATAATGATAACGGGCTGTTATCATCTTCTTCATCTGTATCATCGTTCAATTTGGCGGCTGATTTGACCGTTAACCCGAACTCGTTTAATAACTTGATGATTTGAATTTGTGCATCATTTTGACATTTCAGAAGCGGATTTTTCACCAATGTTCCGAACCTATCAATCACCATCAATCCGTCTGCTCTGATTGCATCCCTGCATTGGTAGAAAATTGAAAAATTGTCTGCTAACATGGAAAGTGACGGCAACCACTCGTTTTGTATCCTTTTATGCTTTTTAATTAAGTAAGTGTGTATGTATCGCATTGTCGTTTGTACTTCCGTGTCGTACATTGAATAAATTTTGTTTGCTTCGTTACTTTTGATTCTCATTGTATTAGTTCTTTTATATATATAAATATGTATAATAATGAGAAAATCAATATTTGTTAAAGAAAAAGTGGGAAAATGTGAAAAATCTTTGGATTTTAACAAAATTACGTGTACATTTGGAAGTGAAGATATATTTATATAATAGAAAGACGGATTGCAAGACGGTTGCAAGTAGTATTTTTTTCAGTTTATGGCTACTTGCATTTACTTTCTGATTTGAACTAAACTGATTTAATAATGATTTAACTAAACTGTAAACTTATGGAAGATTTAGAAAAGAAAATTGAATATCAATTTATCCCTGCACCTTTGAATTTATTTTATGTATGTGATGTTTATACATACAGTCTACTATTAGCCCTCATCCAAAAAGAAAGCTATTGGAAATTGAAAGATAAATTATCCTCTGACGGTTATTTCTTTATGTCAATTGAAGAAATAAGTGATACTATATACCTTTTTGATAGGGCTGATATTCGGTGTACCATTGAAGCACTTTATATTAATGATATTATTGATGTAAGATGTAATGGACTTGGAAGAGGTGCAAAGAATAAAATTGCCAATGAGTTTAAAATCAATTATGATAAAATCAAAGAATTTGATGAAATGTCAATTTTTGATATAAAAGAATTTAATGTTAGAATTGAAAAGTTGAAAAGAGGTACAAAAGTAACTTATGATACTACATGTAGCGAAGAACCATGTAAAAGAGCACGTAAAAAAGTGAACACTAAATCAGTACAAGATTCAACGCAAGATTCAACGCAAGTT